TACTCAGAAAAACCTTAGAAATAAAAGGTGGACAGTGCTTAGTGACAGTCAGATGGTAGTAGACGAAGTAAACCGTATGTTTACTAAAATTCACTTAGAGAGAGACTACTGGGATATTATTCGAAACATGGTTAAGTATGGTGATTGCTTTATGGAGACAATCATTGATATTAATAACCCTAAGAAGGGCCTTCAAAGAATGAAGGTTCTTAATCCTAATTTTATTATTAGAGTAGAAAATGAATATGGATATCTCACTGACTTCCTACAAGAGATTCCTGACTCTAATGATTGGGCTGCATATGGAAGTGTTGCTGACAACATGGCGGGTGCTAAATTCCTTACATTAGATAGAAACCAGATTGTCCACTTCCGTCTTCGTACTTCAGATCCAGCATTTTATCCCTATGGGAAATCTATCGCTGCTTTAGCCATTAGAGTGTTCCGTTCATTGAAGTTAATGGAAGATGCGATGCTTATCTACCGTTTATCCAGAGCACCCGAAAGAAGGATTTTCTATATTGATGTAGCCAACATGCCAGCCACCAAGGCTGAGATGTTTATTGAAAAGGTTAAAGAAAAATTCAAGAAGGAAAAATACTACGATAACAATACAGGCACTATTGATGCACGCTACAATCCGTTAAGTGCGGACGAAGATTTCTATGTGCCTACACGAGGTAGCCAAGGAACTAAGATTGATACGCTACCAGGAGCGCAGAACTTAGGAGAGGTTGACGATGTTCGCTACTTCCGAGACAAGCTTCTTGCAGCACTTAAGATTCCTAAAGACTACATTGTTGAAAAAGATAAGTCTCCTGAGCGAAAGGCTAACCTGTCACAGCTTGATGCTAAGTTTGCTAGGGTTATCGGTAGAGTTCAACAGCAGGCTGAAATTGGACTAGAACAAATTGCTAAAAGACATTTAGCTTTAGTGGGCTTTCCAGCTAATCTTATTAAAGATGTTAAAATTCAACTTCCAGATTCTAGTGACGTATTCACTAAGCGAAAAATGGAGATTGACGAACAAAAAGCCCGAGTTGTCCAAGCCGTTTTGGGGCTTGATCTATTTCCTAAAGAAACTATCTACAAAGAATTCTACGATATGACTGACCAAGAGATTCAGCATACCATGGACCTTAAGAAGCAAGAGAAAGCAGATGCCGCCGCAGAGGAACAGGCTGCGGCTGAAGCCTCAGCAGGAATGGAACAAGAAGGAAAAGACAAAGATATGGATAGGGAGCAATCGGCTAAGGATGCGGATGCCGCTAGAGATGAGGGCGGTAAGCAGGCCGATGCTGAGAGAGGGATGGAAGCCGAGAAGAATAAGGCTTCCCTTAATAAGGAGTCTATAAACTCTGCTAACTTGTCCACTTTAGTAAAACTAAAACAAAAAATTCTAGAAGAATCGGGGCCTAATAGCAAAAGATTAAAATCTATTGAACGGTTAATCTCTAGAAATGTAAAGATTACCAAAAATAATACAGAAAGATCTTAACTATATAACCATAGTCTATAATAACATAAACCAAGGAGTTAGATATGTTTGACCATTTATTCGAAAACAGAAATTCAACCGTCACTAATTTGTTAAAATTAGGTGATTGCTTAGGGCGTTCATTACGAGAAAACATTGAACTCTTTTCTATTGACAGTGAGGCTGGTAAAGTAGCCTACTTAAGTGAGAAGGGTAAGGTAATTTCAGGAGAGTATAACTTTGAGGATAATATTGTCCTTTCTAAAATTCAAGTGCAAGAGTCTAGTATCTTTGGTGATAACAGAGTCTTTGATTCTTTTGTTGAAGACAAGGTTACCTCTTTTGTTGGAAGCTTAAACGCTGACTCCTACCGTGACGCAGATAAAAGCTTTGATGAAATCTTAGGACTCTGGGAGAATAGGCTTAAGTTTGAAAATGTTAAGTCTCGTTTAGATGAGAAAACTTCTTTATTTTGCGATAGTCAGAACATTATCAATACTACACAATTCCAACGCTTCTTAGAGGTTATGCCCCAGTTTACGGATTTCCTACAAGAACAACAAGAGACTATTCAAGAAGTACAAGAAATTGAAAATGCCATTAAACTTTCTAACTCCGTATCTCAAGCATTCGATTTTCCACGTATTACTTATAAAACTTTAGAAGAAAGTCCCGAGTATCACATCTCTAAGGGTCTTAACAAGTCGGTTTATGAATTAATCTGTAAGCAAGAACTAGTAAAGAAAGAGCTTTTAGAGTCTAAAAAGAACTTTGAAGATGTTTGGGCTACTAATGCTAAGATTAGAAACCTTGCTACTTTAGTATTTGAAAATTCTGACGAAGAAGTGATGGAGACTTTAGTGGAAGCTATCATTGAAGTTCCTTTCCTAGCCCTTACTACTAAAAAACAACTGTTTGAAAGTATTAGCAACGCATTCAGCCTAGGGGATAGTATTGCAATCAGTGAAAAAGAAATTAAAACTTTTGTTGCAAGACTATTTGAGATGAAAAAGCCTGTTAAACAGGTCATCATCAACCTACTCAACGAAAAATATGGCATCAATGTCCAGAACCTCAAAGACACTGCTACATTTAGTAGCTTGTCAGAGACTCAAGTAGTTATTTTTGAGTCCCTTGCCAGATTGGCACCAAAGGGTAGCATTATTAAGGATACCTTATCAGATCTTAGTAAGATGCTTAAGAGTAAAAACGGTGTTGAAGTCATTGATGTAAATGATGTTCTTCAAGAGTGTTTTGAAACTTGTGGATACGATAAGTTCTGTGAAGACTTTAGATTAGTTGAGAACATTTCCTTCGATAGTATCCTAGAGCAAGAAGTTGATGTTGTAGAACTGATTGAGAAAGCTAAGGAAAAGCTTCTAATGGATAAAGCGAAGAGGCAGGCTGCTGAAGATGGCCTAAGCTCTGAGCAAGCAAAGGCTAAAAAGAAAGCTGAAGCAGCAGAAAATGCTGATACAGGGGATGAAGACCTTGAAGATGATTCCGTGAGAGCCGCTGAAAGCTCCGATCTCGCTGTTCAGACGGGAGATGCTGATGATGGCGACATGGATGATCCAAAGCAAGTAAAGAAGAAAAAGAAATTATCCCCTGCTCAGAAAGAACTCGACGCAGATGGTGATGGCGACATCGAAGGCGATGACCTAAAGGACCTTAGAAAGGGTAAGAAGAAGGTTAAGGAAGAAACAGAAGAGCCTGAAGAATCCGAATCCGAAGAGGAAGGTGAGAAAAATGATTCTGTATCCAAAGAAGACTTTCTAAATGGGTTAAAAGATATGGAAGAACTCCTTCAGGGTATGAGCGCAGAAACTGAAAAAGAAGAAGTGGATGACGCTGAAACGGACGAAACTGAGGCTTAATAATGACTGACGGTTGCACTGGGGAAGGGTTCGCACCCCTTATTCTTTCTTCAATAGATGGAGTCTGTACAGTTGTAGAGCTTCCTGATGGGGAATGCCTCTGTGCGCCTATCTGTGGACTTACTGGATCTTCTGGAGGTGGTGGTGGTACTGCATCAACAGGCCCAACTGGTCCTCAAGTTACTAGAGTCCCTGTTTATAAAGTTTTACTAACGACTGCTCCCGTCCCAACTGCCCCAACTAATCATGCATCACTGACCTATACTTGGGCTACTGGAATTTTAGGAGGTACTCCCGACCTCAGTTGGACAGCTACCGTACCCACTCTCCCCGCTAACGGATACACTCTATGGAGATCAACCGCTTTAGTAAATCAAACAAGTTTTGCACAAACTGTCTCAACCCCAGAAGCTTTTAATACTGCTGAAGCAATAGGAAGATCAGGTACAAATGGTTCTGGCTCTGGCGATGTAGGACCAACAGGACCAACAGGACCAACAGGACCTACTGGGCCAACAGGACCTACTGGACCAACAGGGCCAACAGGAGGAACAGGAGGAACAGGCTCTACGGGTTTAACAGGACCGCAAGTTACTAGGGTTCCTGTTTATGCAGTTTTAACGACGGCTGAGGGAACCCCAACTACGCCTACCACCAATACCATAACTTATACTTGGGCTACAGGCGTAGTTGGAGGAAGCGTTACCG